TATTTCTTTGATAATAATGATGGAACAATTGGTTTGTATATAAACCCATCATTAAAACAACAGTATTGTCCAAGTGGAACATACACAATAAATGTATTTAACAATTAAAAAATTTAAAAAATAAAATGGCAACAAAATATATTGTAAATAATGTACCGGGACAAACCATAAATGGTGATATAACCATTAATGGAAATTTAAATGTTACCGGAGTTACAACAGGAAGTTTGGCGACTTACAAAGCACTACTAACTCAGTTAGGTTCTCAGACCGGTACAACCTTAGGTGATTTTAATGATGGCTTAATTATAGGTGAAACATATACCGTAAATTTATATGAATCAGGAGATGATTTTAGTAATATTGCCGATTTAGAATCTGGTGGTGTTCTCGGAATTAGTTACAGTGGGGTTTCACCATCCGATGGGTCATTTAGTGGTCTTACAGGAACCACAGATGGTTTTGGTACTGGGGCAACTTTTGACGTTTCTATCACTAGTGGAGTTACATCTACAACCTGCACATTACCTGGACAAGGTTATCAAGAGGGTAATACAATAACAATATTAGGTACCGATATTGGGGGTGCTAGTCCGACCAACGACCTAACAATCACAGTTACAGGTTTAACACCAAATTCAACAGGTTCTGTATTTGTATCAACAGGAGAAATACCAACAAATTGGAGTAACGGTTCTACTTTAGTATCTAGTGGTAATTTAGCGGTAACAGTATTAGAAAACAATTTGGGTTATGATATTGAGTGGGCAAATGATGATGAATTCCAACCAGGATTTTATTTAGGTTTTAATTCAACCACAGGACCACTGTATAATACTTTTAATAGAAACACAACATTCGTTCAAGGAGGAGAGTCAGCAATTCCATTTTTTGGACCTTTCATATCAGAAACTTTTGCACTACCTATTAGTTTTAACGAGAAGGATGATAGTGTTGTTGTTGCGATTTTTGATTTAAGTGAAGGACCTACACCAGTTTCTGATAATTTATATTATTTTCCTATCGAGATTCAAATTAAACAAGATTTAGATACCACACCAATTGTAATTAGTGGAACTGTAGAAACATCGTTTCCTTTTAGTGCCCCTAGTATTAATTTGGTTTGTAATGGAAATTACATACAAACACTTTACGGAGGTGGTTCTGTAAATGATATATCAGAACTTATAATTTTCTTAAACTCTGAACCAAATATAAGTTATTTGGGTACATACTCTGACGCTGGAGATGGTGGCGTTCTTTTAGAAATGCCCACCAACTTAGTAAATCAATTCTGTTCTAGTGGAACATTAACTTTCGAAGTTTTTTCGGATTAATAAAAAATTTAAAAAAATGATAAAATATATTAAAAGAAAAAGTGATAATAAGTTTCTACAATCTTTAGAAAATGATGTTTGGGTTGACAATGCAAAAGACGCTTATGAAATGACATATAAAGAGTGTGTGGATACAAAGACCGCATTACTTAATACATATACTTCTGAAGAAATAACTGAAGTTTTTAATATGTTTAAGAGTAAACCAATGTCAAGAGAAGAAAAAAAAGAACTACTTAATTTATTAAAAAACAAGTAATATGAGAATCTGTATATTATGTGAAGAATCAAAAGTTTCACAAGCGAGAGAAAAAATGAAAAATGATAATATCTTAAAAATAGATTTATCACCAACAGGAGAATTACCTGCAACCCATAAATTGTGTGTAATGGCAGTTCCTGAAGAAAAGGCAAAACAGATGATTGATTCTGCGGAATTAACCATAATTGAGGCAATGAACCCAAAGGAATTTTTGGCAAAACACAATTTGAAAAAGATTGGAAAATACGGAAACCTATAAGATAAAAAAAAAGTTTATCTCAAAAGATGAAGTAAACCAAATAGTAAATTGGATTGATTCTGTTAATCATAGTGGTAATGATAGTAATCATCACCTAACAGAATTATCCAAAAAACTTAATGGTAAATCTTATATATTTGACATTTCCAACACTCCTTTAACAAATTATATTACAAAATTTCAATCGATTTCTGATGTATCTCAAGACACATTACCTGAGTTTATTTACGACATAATTGACAGAATATCTGATGAGTTTAACTTTCCAAAAGACAACATCTTCCTACAAGCGGTTGATATGAATAAAGGTGGAAAAATAAATCCACATTATGATGCGTCGGTTGATGGGTACATAAATTACAAATGTAATGTGAGTGTTTTATCCGAAGACTACGATTTTTTTATTGATAAAGATTCAATTAACATTCAACAATCTGATTTATATGGTTTTGAGGCGTCGATTTATAAACATTGGACAAATGAATTTAATTCAAGAAGAGTTTTTTTAAGTTTTGGATTTATTGTACCTTATAATATTACAGGTCGAAATGAAGATGACCCAAGAATTAGATTAAGTAAAAGGATAGAAAAATATTTTCAAAAAGTTGATTAAACTTTATTAAACAATTATACTTATCGATGTAAGGTAAATGTCGATTTATTCGGCAGCAAATAAACCACAAATTAAGTATAATATGATTAGTCAAGAAGAAATTGAATCGTTCTTACATGGGAACGACCCCGAAGAACACATTGTTTCAATAGAGTTCGATTACGTCACAGACTCTATTTTTAAAATCAAAGAACCGCCAGGACAACCAAAAATTATTAAGAAAGATACTTTTACCGCATTTGCTTGGGTAGGAGATTTACGTGGGTTAAATTTTTATCAATCATCAAAAGGACTTCAAAAAGAAGCCATGTCAAAACATGGAATTATGATTGAAAAATTGGAAACGAAAGACAATCAAAGACTTGAAGACGGTCTTAAATTTATGGTTAAGTCCTTAAAGGGTTACAGGTCTTTAATTCAATTCTTTCGTGATGGTGGGGTTGACCCTTGGGGTGAGAGAACAAAAGACCTTATTTTAATTCTACCTCCTGTAGAACAGTACTTAATCCAAAAAGAAAAACGTTTATTTAAAGGATATGAAGAATACAATGATGTTACAAGATTTGTATTCGACTTAGAGACGACCGCATTAGAACCAAAAGACGGTCGTATTTTCATGATTGGATTAAAAACCAATAAAGGATACCAAAGAGTTATTGAATGTTCTGATGAAGACCAAGAAAGAAGAGGGTTGGTAGAATTCTTTAGAGTGATTGATGAATTAAAACCAAGTATTATAGGTGGTTACAATTCGGCAAACTTCGACTGGTATTGGATTTTTGAAAGGTGTAAGGCATTAAATGTTGATATTAAAAAGATTTGTAGAACATTAAATCCAAATCACAATATTAAACAAACCGAAAATATGTTAAAACTCGCAAACGAAGTTGAAAGATATAATCAGGTTGGAATGTGGGGATATAATGTGATTGATATTTTACATTCAGTTAGAAGAGCTCAAGCGATTAATTCAAGCATTAAGTCTGCGGGTTTGAAGTATATTACAAAATTTATTGAGGCCGAGGCTCCTGACCGAGTTTACATTAGTCACGAAGATATTGGTTCAATGTATAAAGACAAAAATGAGTATTGGTTAAATGTTACAAATGGTAAGTACAAAAGAGCTGACAATCCTGATTTTAACGATTTAGACGTAAGATTCCCAGGAACTTATATAAAAGTTAAAGGTGATAATATTGTAGAAAGATATCTTGATGATGACTTAGAAGAAACACTTTTAGTTGACGAACAATTCAATCAAGGAACTTTCTTACTAGCGTCAATGGTACCAACAACATATGAGAGAGTTTCTACTTTAGGTACCGCAACAATTTGGAAAATGTTAATGTTGGCATGGTCTTACAAATACAAATTAGCAATTCCAAAAAAACAAGATAAGACCGAGTTTGTAGGAGGGCTCTCAAGACTTTTAAAAGTAGGGTACTCAACCGATGTTTTAAAGTTAGACTTCTCTTCATTATACCCATCAATTCAATTGGTTCATGATGTATTTCCAGAATGTGATGTTACAGGCGCCATGAAAGGAATGTTATCATATTTTAGAGAATCTCGTATTAAATACAAAAATTTAGCAAAAGAATTTTCAACAAAAGATAAAAAATTATCTTTATCGTACGATAGAAAACAACTACCAATCAAGATTTTTATAAATTCTTTATTTGGCGCCTTGTCGGCACCTCAAGTATTTCACTGGGGAGATATGTTTATGGGAGAACAGATTACTTGTACTGGTCGACAGTATTTAAGACAGATGCTTTATTTTTTTATGAAAAAAGGTTATACCCCCTTAGTTTGTGATACAGACGGTATGAATTTTTCATTACCTGATGGAGGTGTCGAAGAAAGAGTTTATATAGGTAAAGGTAATAATTGGTTAGTTAAGGCCGGTAAAGAGTACAGAGGATATGATGCGGATGTTGCAGAATTTAATGATACGTTTATGAAAGGTGCTATGGGACTTGATTGTGATGGAACGTGGAAATCTTGTATGAACATTGCACGTAAGAACTACGCCACAATGGAACATAATGGTAAAATCAAATTAACAGGTAATACAATTAAATCTAAAAAATTACCTCTTTATATTGAAGATTTCTTGGACAAAGGAGTTAAAATGTTGTTGGAAGGTAAGGGTCAAAAATTTGTTGATTGGTATTACGAATACCTAACAAAAATTTACAATAAACAAATTCCTCTTATGAAGATAGCTCAAAGAGCTAAAGTTAAATTAAGTATGGACGATTACATTAAACGTTCAAAACAAAAAACAAAGTCTGGCGGCGCTATGAGTATGATGGCTCATATGGAATTAGCATTGAAAAGCAAACTCAACGTTAATTTGGGGGATGTTATTTTTTATGTTAACAACGGAACAAAGGCATCTCAAGGAGACGTTCAAAAAGTAACACCTATTAAGTTAACTAAAAAACAAAGAGAAGAATATTTTAAATTACATGGTAAAGATGCCCCTCCCGACAAAACTGAAGTTCAAATAAACTGTTACATGTTGGAACAAAAAACTTTAGAAAATAACCCTGAAATGACAGGTGAATACAATGTATCAAGAGCAATTGTTACATTCAACAAAAGAATTGAACCTTTATTAGTTGTTTTTAAAGATGAAATTAGAGATAATTTATTAGTGTTAAATCCTGAAGATAGAGGTTTATTCACTAAAGAACAATGTGAATTGACAAATGGAATTCCTTTTGAAGAAAAAGACCAAGATAGCGTGGAAGATTTATTAACTATAACGGAACAAGAATTAAAATATTGGGATAAAAGAGGTATTGACCCATTTTATATTTATGAGTTGGCCGAAAATGGTTGGGAAAAATTTGTTGATTTACAAATAAAAAAGTGAAACTTTTACTGATAGATACATATATTTATACATATGGGGAGACCAAAAATAAAAGATTGTGATAAAAAATTAAAATTTGGTATAAGCTTAGACCCTAAGCTTTATCAAAAAATAAAAAAAGATGGGTTTCGTGTCTCAACATTAATAGAAAAATTAATTAGAGATTATTATGAAGACAAAAAAATGTAGTAAATGTAAAGTAGATAAACAATTATCTGAATTTGGTAAAGACTCAAGTCGGAAAAATGGAATTAGTTACTTGTGTAAACTTTGTCATTATACAAATCTACAACCTTTATGAGCAAAAGATAATTTAACTAAAAACAACAAATTAACTAAGTTTTAAACCATCGGAACTTAAAATATACCAGCTACCTTCTAAATTATATAATTCAACACAAGCACCCTTATCTATTACCATTTCATTATAAAACTCATCTATGTAATTTTTATTTGTGATTATGGTTACTTTAGTAAGTGCTTTTATGATGATATAATTTGTTGTATCAGAATCTAAAGTAAGTTTACAATGTGGCGTTTCTTTTACTAAAATTAATTCTTCATCATTTGTTTTATATTCTGATGTTGTAACAATCTTATATATAAGTTTTTGATTTGACTCAAATTCAAAACCTCTATGATGTTTTTCACCAATTTTTTTTCTTACTAAATTTGATTTGATATTTGTCATAATTAAATTACGTAAATTTGTCTTGGCATTGCCCTATATTTCAGAGACTTATTTAAGTTTTCTGCAATATTTGCCTCACGTTCCATTACTTTTTCAGGTTTTAGTCTTGTTAAACGACCTTCAGCACCAATAAGTTCTTCAATTAATTTTGATTTTTCATCCTTAGCTTCAGTTGCTAATGAGGAATAATCCATGGTTAATTCAGAATCAGGTGTTTTTAAGTTACCACTAAATTTACCTCTAACTCTTGATAAAGTTTCTTTAGCGTAAGCAAAAAACCATCTACGAACCCAAATTTGTGCCGGATTATTTAAATCAACCCAATTAATTTTATCAAATGGAACATCTGAAGGTAATTTTATAATATCGGGATTATCCTTTAAACATTTATCTCTATCAGAACCTTCAGTATCATAATACCAATACCAAACTTTACCGTTCATTAAAGTGGCATTACCAAAGTCAAATTTACCACCTGGTGTGTTCATTAGGTGAACCGCCTTTTTACCATCAGGAAGAGCGGTTATTCGATATGTTAAATCACCACCAATAATTCTTCTTTTTAAATTGATGTCTTGCATTCTCAACATCATATCAAAACCCGGCATCATAAAATATGAACCAATGGCACCCATTTGGGAATAACCCGCAGGTCCACCAAAACCAGCACCTCCTAAAGCTCCAAAAGACCAAGGGTCAAACAATACATTATTTAATGCGTTTGGTGTAAACCATAATAATTCATTTAACTCTCTATTTGCCGGTATTTCGTAAATTTGTTGATTTGGAGCAAGTTGTATGTAATCTTTTTTCAAAACCCAATCACCACCAGCCTGTAAACCAACTATCTTAGAATATGCGTAAGTGTATCTTGTTTCATAATCTAAACTTTTTGTTGTGAAAGCTCTCGTTAAAGATTGTGTATCCAAATTTAATCCCCAAAGAGAAGTCCATTGAGACTCGATTAACCAATCTTGAACATATTGTGAATAATCCTCGATTGAGAGTTCCAATAATGAATCTAATTGTTCATCTTCCAATTCTACACTACGAAGTGGAGCACCTAATTGATGTCTTAATCTAGTATATAATTTACTTCTTTCTGGTTCTGCTATGATTGCCATGAGGGTGTTGTTTATTATATAAATATCAACTCAAGCTATAAATCAAATCACTTTTTGGAAAAACAAAATTACCGTCAACAATTTTAGAATTTTTATTATTGAACACTAAAATTTCTTTGTTTTTCTTCGAAAATATTAATAAGTTAGTATAATATTTTTTAACTTGACCAGTATCGAATATTGTGATTGAATCGTCAGTTTCCTCAATTTTAGAAAACGGTTTAATTTGTGCGGTTAATTTTTGACCATTAATAATTATTTCACAATCAATTCCGGCAATCATATCTTGTTTACCACCTAACTCCCCAATTTTCTCAACGTTTTCGTCACCAAATTTTTTCTTCAATATTTTGATAGTTTCATCTTCAGTTTTTTCACCCCATTTATCTGTTTCAGTTAAAAGTGACATTATATTCTGAAATGTTGACGAATTGGTTGAAAAAATCCTAAACCTGTAATTATGAATCAAATTAATAAATTTTTTGGTTTCACTTATTTGTTCAAATGGTTTGAGTCCAACTAAACGTATTTCAGGTTTGTTTTGACTAACTAAAACTTTATTAACATCTTGTAGTAACACACAAAACCCATTATAGTTGGTGTTTAATTTATTAATTACTGACCTACCACTTCTTTCCAAGTCGTAAATTCCTGACATACTTCCTTTTTCATATTGGTCTTTGTCAAAATATTTGTCTTTGAATACTTCTTTTAAAATTTCGTCAATACCTTTTCTAAAAATGTTTTTAACTGAAGGATTTACGTTGAAGATAAATCTGATAGATTCTTTCATTTCTCTACTACATTTTTGAGAAACACCTTCTTTTATAATGGTTTTTAAATAATTACTTTCTTCTATTTTAGTTTTCACTTTCATTTTATATAACTTTTCAACAAATTCCCAATTAACACAATTCCAAAAGTTTTTAATATAATCATCTCTTTTGTTTCTGTATTTTAAATAATATGCGTGTTCCCACAAATCTAAACCTAACAAAGGATACCCACCGTTATCAATAACATTCATAAGAGGATTGTCTTGGTTGGGCGTAGATAAAATTTTTAAAGTATTTTTGTTTGTTAATACTAACCAAACCCATCCCGAACCAAATCTTTCTTTTGCAACTTCTTCAAACTTTGTTTTAAATCCTTGGAATGATTTGAAGTCTTTATTAATTAATTTTGAAATTACCTCGGTTGGTTTTTGTTTTTTTGGTGATAACATTTTCCAAAAAAGAGCGTGATTAAATGCTCCCCCCGCATTATTCCTGATTGTTTTATTAAATCTACTAATAGATTTAATCATTTGTTCTAGTTCTAAATCACCGTAATCTTTCTTAGAAAGCGCCGCGTTCAACTTATCAACATAACCTTTATAATGCTTATTATAATGGTATTCCATTGTTTCAGCGTCAATAAATTGTTTTAGAGCAGTATAGGCGTAAGGGAGTTTATCAATCCCAATTTTTTTCATTTCATTTAAGAAAAGTTTTTGTTCTACTTTTTTTTCTTCTAAGACAAGTTGTTTTTCGATGACTTCGATTTTTTCTTGTATTTTTTTCATATGCTTATTTTATTCTATAATAAATAAGCGGAAGTTTTGAATTATCTTATCGAATTAATTCTATTCATAATTTCTTCTATGAAATCAGCCTTGTCTAAATTATCACCCATTACTGTGTCGATAATATTTTTTTTCTTGGATAACATGTCGTAAATGATACCTTCTATGGTATTTTCAAATATAGGATAATATACTGAGACATTATTTTTTTGTCCGTATCTGTAAGCTCTATCTTCCGCTTGTTGATGGTGTGCGGGTACAAATGATAAATCATTAAAAATTACTGCCTCACCTGCCGTTAATGTGATTCCCACACCTGCGGCTTGTAAATTTCCGACAAAAACTTTAATCTTGTCGTTTTCTTGGAATTGGTCAACTGAATGTTGTCTTTGTATTTTTGATGTTGACCCATCTAATCTGACTGCCGACTTTCCAAAGTGGTCAGCAATTTTGTTTAATGTATTTGTGAAGTTGGTAAAAACAATAACTTTTTTATCTTGGTCAAGAATATTTTGAACCAATTCGATTGTGTTATCAACTTTTTCTTCAGAGATAATTTGTCTAACTTTCATTAGTTTAGAGAATTGGATTGTTAAGGAATTTGTTTCATCATTTCCCTTATTGTACCAATCATAGTATTCTCCCATCAATCCTTCATATAACTTGGACTTCAATCTCAAATATACTGGTGTAATGATTTTATCAGGTAAATCTAAAACTTCAGTTTTTAATCTTCTTAGAACCTGTTTGGAAGTTCTATCTCTTAATTCTTCTAAATTAGATGCCCCGCTTACATTCCAAACTTTTCTTTTACCAGCTCTAAATTGATAACCTTGACAATATCTAATGGCGTAAGCCATCCAATTTTGAGCAACGGGACTTTCAATTAGGTTCAACAAATTATAATAGTTCATCGGTCTTGAAGTCATTGGTGTTCCTGTTAACAACCATAATATATCAACTTTTTTACAAAAACTATTAACTAATTTTGTTCTTTGGGATTGAGCGTTTGAAACGTAATGTGCCTCATCTAAGATAATTAATTCGGGTTTAAACTTAGAAAATATCGAACTTTCTTTTTCTTTTAAATCGTAAAAATTCTTTAAAATGTCATAATTTACAATTAAAAAATCAGAGTCGGTTGAAAAGTTTTTTCCTTCGGCGATGTATACACTTCTATCGGTATAATTTCTAATTTCTCTCTCCCAATTGATTTTCAATGATGCGGGACAAATAATTAAGATTTTCTTTGAACCCGTTTCTAAGGCGGCAATAATAGTACTTGTCGTTTTTCCTAACCCCATATCATCGGCTAAGATGTATCTTTTAGAACTAGCTAACTTTTCAATTGATTCTTTTTGATGATTCAAAGGAGGTCTGTGAGAATATTTTGTGTAATCAATTTCAACTTTTTGTATTGTATGAGTTTTGATTATAGCTCCTTTTGGTAACCAAAAATCATGGATAGTTTCTCCTGAAAAAACTTTTCCCCATACATGGTAAGATTTATCTTTTTCAACTAACAATTTTTCAATCCAAACTTGTTCTGGTATGGTTGTATATAATTTTTCATCCGCAATTTTCTTGGCGAAATAAGGGTCTAAATCAACCCATTTCTTTCCGATTTTAGGAGTAACTTCATGATAATTAATTATGTATTCTGATTGAGCTCTTGTCGGATAAAATTTTTTATTAGTATTCATTTGATTTTGAATACGGAGAATATAATTATTTGCACCTGAATATGACTCAAGTATTTTGAGTGCGTTTTGTTCGATAAGATTTATTGATTGTCCAGTAATCAAAACACTAAAAAAAAGTTTTAATATAAAAATAGTAAACTTTTTAATATTTATCAATATGTCAGAGCATAAAGTTCCTATAACTCGTCTTGGAAAATTTTTTGGAGACGAAGATTTCAATTTAGATGTTGGAATCGGCCAAGAATGGTTGTACGGTGATATGAATTTTACTTTAGTATTATATCGTGTTGATAGACAAAAAACTAAAACCGATGATGTGTATGGTGAAACTCTTATGGACGGTATAAAATTTTTACCCCCTGTTGAATTTAAAGGGTATGTTCAAATTATTCAACCTGAAAACAAAAATATTGGTAACAGTAAAATTAATCAAATAGAACCCGGTAATTTAAAAGTTGGAGTATATCAAAACCAACTTGAAGGATTGGATATTGATATTAATATAGGGGATTATATTGGTTATTACGAGTCAGAAACAAGAGTGAGATATTATACTGTTGTGAATGATGGTCGTGTTATATCAGATAATAAACACACTTACGCAGGAACAAGGCCATTTTATAGGTCAATAATTGCATCTGCGGTAGTTAACAATGAATTCAGAGGATTATAATAAATGCCATTACCTAAAAAAATAAAAAAAGATATACCATTAACTTTCTCAAAAACTCTATTACCGAGAAGAGAAGAGTTATTAGAAAAAATAAATAAGGATGGAACTTATTTACCTAAATCCATATTACATGCTGATTTAGATGGTGGATTTTTAAATTTTGTTAAAGAAGACTTAAAATTAGTTGTTGACGGAAAAACAGTACCAACTGTTGATATAATCATAACAACTCAAAATTGGATTCAATTTACAGAAACTTGGACTTTCCAAAACCAAGATAAAAACGCCGAACCTCCTTTTGTTACAATAGTTAGAAATCCTGAAGTAAAATACGGAACAAACCCATCAATACTTTATACCATACCTAATAGAAAATTATTTTTTTATGCACAAGTACCAACTTGGGACGGACAAAGAAGTGGGTTAGATATCTATAAAATACCACAACCAGTTCCTGTTGATATAACTTTTTCTGTTAAAATAGTTTGTAATAGAATGAGAGAATTAAATCAATTCAATAAGATTGTTTTAGAAAAATTCTCATCTCGTCAGGCATATACTGTTATCAAAGGACATTACATACCGATTGTAATGAACAACATAACCGATGAATCAGTTATGGATGTTGAAAAAAGAAAGTACTATGTTCAAAGTTACGAATTTACCATGTTAGGTTTCTTAATTGATGAAGATGAATTTGAAGTGTCTCCTGCGGTTTCAAGAGTTCTCCAAGTTATTGAGTTTGAAAAAACAACTACTAAAAGAGCAAAGAAAAAAGATTTAGAAAATACTGTCATTTCAAATGAAATTTTGTTTGTTATTGGTAACACAACAATATCTCAACTTTATAGTTATACTGCTAATTTGGTTTTAGGTGAAACAAAAAATATTCAATCATTTGATGTTTATATAAACAATGAATATTATGGTAGTGATGTTAACGAAATCCAAGTTAATACAAATGACGTTGTAAAAATTATGGTTTCTAAATTAGATGATACACAAGAAGGTATCATTTATTTCCAAGATAAGTTACTTTAATTTTCACCGTAGATATCCTTTTTTTCCTTACATTTTTCTAATATAAGTTTTTCTAAAAATCGATACATTTTAATACCCTTTTTATCACAGTATGTTTTTAGAACATTATGTACCTCAACAGATATTTTTAAATTTTTTATTTTCTTTTCGTTTTCTTTCATGGTAGAAAAAAGGTAGAAAATATTCTACCCAATTTATAAATAGTATTCGCAAAGTAAAGAATTTTGGTTTTTTTCATAATATTTATCTATAAAATAAATAAATAAAAGAAAACTATAATGGCATCAAACAACAAAGTATTCGTATCACCTGGGGTTTATACCTCTGAAGTTGATTTAAGTTTTGTAGCACAGAGTGTAGGTGTTACAACTCTAGGTATTGTTGGTGAGACTCAAAAAGGTCCCGCTTTCGAACCAATCTTCATCACTAATTTTGACGAATTTTCAACTTTCTTTGGAGGTACGTCTCCCGAGAAGTTTATAAACACACAAATCCCTAAATACGAGGCGGCGTACATTGCTAAATCATATTTACAACAATCAAACCAATTATTCGTAACAAGAATTTTAGGTTTATCAGGTTATGATGCAGGACCTTCTTGGTCTATCATAACTAAAGCTAATGTAGACCCAACAACTGTTAACTTCTTTTGTGAGAGCGCGGTTACAACTAATTGTGTTACCGAATGTGTGGATTTTAAAACAATTGATTTTGTAATTGATTTTACAGGATGTACAAATAACACAACTTCAATTTCTTTTGTAACACCATCTCAAATTCCAAGTGAAATTGTTGCAAAATTAAACTTACCTTACGAACAGTTTAACGGTTCTGTATCAACTTTAAATCAAAACATAAATTCACAAATTTATGATGTCATGGTTGATTATGCTTTTGGCACAGGAACTTTGGAACAAGAATCAATTTATTATTATGGTGTTATTACTGAAAACGATTATGATATTTTATCTCCAACATTCACGGCAGATACTAACGTATTTAATTTAGACAGTGTAAATGCCGGTACCGCAAATTATTCTGACCCAAATAACGACCCTTGGTATTACGCATTATTCGATAATAATGGAGGAGGAGCTTATTCAGGTTATTCATATTGGTCAATAGTTACAGGTTTAACTGAAATCATAACTACTACAACCACATCAACAAGTACTTCGACTACAACTACCACAACTAATCCTTGTGTTACACCAACACCAACTTCAACAACTACATCAACTACTGTAAGACCTACAAAATGTTATAGCGGTAGTTTAGTTGGTAGAGTTTATATCTACTCAGGAACTGCGTATTTAGACTATGATGATTTAGTTGTTGCAACATTACGTTCAAGAGGTATTGCAACTTATTCAAGTGATAATGGTCCTGTTTACGAAGTATCGGGTTTAACTGATGTTACTATGGATTGTTCAGGTACTTATTCAGCGGTTACTAAAAATCCTTTTGCAACATTCGCATTAAATGTAACAAATAAAGATTCTCAAAATTTTGTATTTGAAACTTCATTTACTAATTCAGACCCTAAGTACATTAGTAAAGTATTTGGTACTTCTAACTTTTCTAAACCAAGAGCAACAACTCCTTTATTTGTTGAAGAAAGATTCCAAACTTTATTGACTTATGGTTGGAGAAAAGGTTATATCAGAGGTTTAAGTTGTCAACTTACCGCTTTACCTGACGCAAGACAAGGATTTGACCCAACTAGTATTGCTTGGTATTTGGAAAGATATCAATCACCGGCGTCTCCGTGGGTTGTATCTGAACTTAGAGGTAGTAAAGTATTTAACTTATTTAAGTTTACAACAATTGCTGACGGTGATGCGGCTAATACTGAAGTTAAAATATCAATTGCTAATATTTCATTTGGTAATGGTACTTTTGATGTTATTGTTCGTGATTTCTTTGATTCGGATGCAAACCCTGTAGTTATTGAGAAATTTACAAACTGTTCAATGGACCCTAACCAAAATAACTTTATAGCGAAAAAAATAGGTACATTAAATGGTGAATACCAATTGAATTCAAAATACATAATGGTTGAGATTAATGAAGACGCACCAATTGACGCATTACCTTGTGGTTTCTTAGGATACAACTTTAGAGAATATGCTGGTGTTAGACCTCCATTCCCAATTTACAAAACAAAATATGATTTCCCTGGTGAAGTTGTTTATAATCCTCCATTTGGTTTGGCATCAGGTGCCGATGATTTAATCAGAAGTGGTGGAGATAATGTTAGAAGAACTTACTTAGGTATTTCTGACACAATCGGTATTGATGTTGATTTTTATGGATACAAAGGTAAACAATTACCATTAGATATTTGTACTGACGTTACAGGTGAAGAATGGTTTTATAAAACAAGAGGTTTCCATATGGACATAAATGCGTCAGGTATTACAATTCCTGATTTGTTTACAACAAGTGGTACTCCTGAATTCTATGTAGGTTCAGCACCTTTCACATCAGACCCTGATTCGGAAACAAGTCCTTACTATCGTTTATTCGCACGTAAATTCTCATTACTATGTAGTGGTGGTTTTGACGGATGGGACATCTATAGAGAATATAGAACAAATGGTGATAGATTCGTATTAGGTAGAAGTGGTTATTTAAGAGGAGCATGTCCTTCATTAAAATACCCTACGGCGAATGGTTGGGGAGCTTTCAAACAAATTACAGTTGGTGATAACACTGTAGATTATGCGAATACCGACTATTACGCATACCTTTTAGGACAACAAACATTCTCAAATCCTGAAGCGGTTAATATTAACGTGTTTGTAACACCTGGTATTGATTATTTAAATAACTCTGATTTAGCGGAAAGTGCAATCGACATGATTGAAAACGACAGAGCTGACTCATTGTATATTGTAACAACACCTGATTACAACTTGTTTACACCAACTGCGGGAGAATCTACGGATTTAATTTACCCACAAGAGGCGGTAGATAACTTAGAACAAACAGGAATTGATTCGAACTACACCGCAACTTATTATCCTTGGGTGTTAACAAGAGATTCTGTGAATAATACACAAATTTACCTTCCAGCTACTGCCGAAGTTACAAGAAACTTAGCATTAACTGATAACATTGCATTCCCTTGGTTCGCGGCAGCGGGTTACACTCGTGGTATTGTAAACGCGATTAAAGCGAGAAAGAAACTAACTCAAGAAGATAGAGATACTCTATATAAAGGAAGAATCAACCCAATCGCAACTTTCTCAGATGTTGGAACTGTAATATGGGGTAACAAAACTCTTCAAATTAGAGAATCCGCTCTTGACAGAATTAACGTAAGAAGATTATTGTTACAAGCTCGTAAATTAATATCTGCGGTTTCAGTTAGATTGTTGTTTGAACAAAACGATGATAAAGTGAGACAAGATTTCTTAGACGCGGTTAATCCTATCTTAGATGCTATCAGAAGAGATAGAGGTTTATACGATTTCCGTGTAACAGTTTCTTCAGATACTGCTGATTTAGACAGAAATCAAATGACAGGTAAGATTTACATTAAACCAACACGTTCATTAGAATTTATAGATATCACATTCTATATTACTCCAACAGGAGCATCTTTTGAAAACATCTAATAATTATAAATGGGTGGGAGAACAAAACTCTCACCCTTTTTAGCCAAATGAAAAACGAATTTAAAGAAGGAATATCAGAAACAAGTACCCCAGACATGAAGTATTACGCTTTTGATTGGGATGACAACATCATGATGATGCCAACAAAACTTATCTTAAAAGATGAAAATGGTGATGATGTTTTAATGTCAACTGAAGATTTTGCAACTTATAGAAGTAAAATTGGAAAAGAACCTTTTAAATATAAAGGAAAAATGGTTGTTGACTATTCTAAAGAGCCATTTATGAACTTTACAGTTAAAGGGGACAAACAATTTTTAATTGACTCAATGGTTGCTAAACCAGGTCCCGCATGGCCTGATTTTGTAGAAGCGATTAATGGAGGGTCAATTTTTTCAATTATTACCGCTAGAGGACACACACCTTCAATTATGAAAGAAGCTTGTTATAACCTTATTATTTCAAATCATAATGGTCTCAATTCAAATGAGTTAGTTAAAAATTTAGAAAAATATAGAAATTTAGCTGACGAAGAAATTCTTCCAAAAAAAGAAATGATTAGGGAATATTTGGATTTGTGTAGGTTTTATCCTGTCTCATACGGAGAAGGAAGTGCCGCAAGTCCTGAACAAGGAAAAATAAATGCTTTAAGGGAGTTTATTAACTATGTAAAAGAAATGGGAAATAACCTTCATAAAAAAGCGTTCTTAAAAAATAAAGTTAGTAATACATTTACACCTTTAGTAGGTTTTTCAGATGATGATTTAAAGAATTTAGAAAAAATTAAAGGACATTTTGGAAAAACACCAGAATTAAAAATGTATTCAACACATGGAGGTAGTAAAAAGCCTTATTAATATAATACTTATAACTGGATTTTAACTTAAAATAAATCAAAGTAAAGAGAAAAAGTTTAAGTTGATATATTTATAAAATATAAAACAAAATAAAAATTAAAAAAATACAATACAATGGCTGATTTATTAATGAAAATGCCCATACCCTACGAACCAAAAAGACAGAATCGATTTATTATGAGATTTCCTTCTACGTTGGGTATTAATGAATGGTTTGTTGAAACTGCCGCAAGACCCTCTTTAACAGTTAATGCGACTGAAATACCTTTCCTAAATACTTCAACTTATGTTGCGGGTAGATTTAAATGGAATCCAATTAGTGTGAAATTCCGTGACCCTATCGGACCATCTGCGTCTCAGGCTCTTATGGAGTGGGTACGTTTATGTGCTGAATCGGTAACAGGTCGTATGGGTTATGCTGCGGGTTATAAAAAGAATGTTGACCTTGAAATGTTAGACCCAACAGGTGTTGTTGTGGAAAAATGGATTATCGAAGGAGCATTTTTAACTTCAGTTAACTTTGACTCTTTGGGATACACAACTGACGGTTTAGCGACTATTACAACCTCACTTCAAATGGACCGTTGTATACTCGTGTATTAGAATACATCTGTCCATTTACAATATTGTTATATTCCCATATATTTATTTATATGGGAATTTTTATTTGTAAAATATGTCAAAAAGAATTTGAAAATTTAAAATCTTTAAGTTCTCACTCATACCAAAAACATGAAGTTATCCCCGAGAAAATATATACAGATTATTTTTTGAATGGGGAAATACCTTCTTGTGGTTGTGGGTGCGGTGAAAAACCTTCTTTTATTTCTATAAATAAAGGATTTAATAAGTTTGTTTTATCACATCATAATAGAGTTCCGGGAAAAAATAATTTTCATAAAAATCCTGAAACACATCAGAAGGCTATTGAAACCCAAAAGAAAAATTGGAAATTAGGTAAGTATAAAGGTTGGTGGGAAGATAAAAGTCCTGAAACAATTAAAAAAATTGATGGTATAAAAGAAAAATTAAAAAACGACAAAAATAGGGGTAAAAAAATTTCAGATAAATTAAAAGGTATTCCTAAAACAGAACAATCTAAGAAAAAATTATCAGAATCACAAAAGAAAAGATATAGAGATAATCCACAATTAAAAGTTAATCAATCTATTTTTAGATTAAAATGGATGAGAGAAAATTCCAAAGTTAAAACATCTAAACTTGAAAATAGATTCATGACTATTCTTAATGAAATGGGGTTAAAACAAAATGTTGACTACATTCATAATTATTTGATTATAAATATCAAAACTTTTTTTGATTTTTATATACCTTCAAAAAAAATTATAATAGAAACTGATGGTGATTTTTATCATTGTAACCCAAATAGTGATTATAGTGAAGTTAAATATGATATACAGAAAAAAAATATCACGAATGATAAAAGAAAAAATACTTGGTGTAAAAACCACAACATTCAATTAATTAGGTATTGGGAAAAAGATATTAATGAAAGACCCGAGTGGGTTATAAACGATTTAAAAAACAAATTAAATTTATAATATGGAAAATGAAAACATAACAGGATATACATGTACTACTTGTGGTAAAGTATTTGAAACAAAAGAAGAATTTGACAATCGTCACAAAAAAAAGAAAAATAAAAAAGACCAAAGTAAAAATAAAGATTGATTTTTATTAAAAAAAAATTATTTTTAAAATAAAAACCATGGAACAAGATATAATTAAAGCCGGACAAGAAAATTTCACATTACCACACGACGTAGTCCAACTACCAACTGGAGGAGTATTTTATAAAAATAAGAAACGTCACGTTAAGGTAGGTTATTTAACCGCCAACGATGAAAACGTACTTATAGGTTCAATACAACAAGGAAGAGAAAATTTAGTATTGTCCTTATTAAGAAATAAATTATATGAACCTGATTTAAAACCTGAAGATTTATTAGATAAAGACGTTGAAGCAATATTAATTTTTTTAAGAAACACATCTTTTGGTCCTGAATATAATTTTAAATTAACTGACCCAAACACAACAAAACAATTTGATTCATCAATATTATTAGATGAATTAAATATTAAACAAGGAACAGTACCACCTAACGAAGATGGAACATTTACAACCGTTCTTCCTAAAACAAACGCAAAAGTTAAGTTAAAACCACTTACCTTTGGGGATACTATTGAAATAGAAAAAATGTCTGAAAATTATCCTGCGGGAAGAGTGGCTCCAAAAGTATCTTGGAGATTAAATAAACAAATTGTTGAACTTAATGATAGCTCAGACAGAGGTCAAATCTCAATGTTTATTGAAACTCTACCAATCATGGACTCAAAATACATTAGAACTTTTTTAAACGAAAACGTACCATCACTTGACTTAAACAAAAAAGTATATGCCCCTTCAGGAGAAGTAGTTGACGTTGATGTTAACTTTGGGGTTGACTTTTTTCGTCCTTTCTTCTGATTATAGACAAACTTTACTTGAAGAATATTATTTCTTGGCAAAATTTATCAGAATATCTTATTCTGATTTTTTTGTCATGCCAACTTATGCAAGAAAACACTTGATTAACCGAATTATTGAGGATAATACACCAAAAAAATAAATAAAGAATATTTATTAATTAAAGTAATATAAATGTTTCAAGAAGGAACAAATCCATCACAACAATCAAGTCCTTTACAACCCGCAGATTTAACGAGTTTAGATAAAATTGCCGCGGCTTTAAGTAAAGCGACATTATCAAATTTAGATTTTTTAAAAGGACTTCAAGAAATTGAAACGAGGTCTTTTGGTATCGCTAAAAATTTTGGTTTAACTAAATCTGAAATTGACAATATTACAAAGGCGACCGTAACCGCAACTGAAGTTTTAATACAATATGGTGCATCCCAAGATACTGCATATAAACAACAATTAGAAATTGGAAAAGTATTAGGAAGAAACTTAATTTTAGGTACTGAAGCACAAAAAGATTTATTTTTTGCGTCACAAACTTCAGGACAAGCGGCGGATAAAATTGCGGGGTCTTTTAAAAATGCGGGATTTTCATTGTACGATACAGGAAAACAAATGAATACTGTAGTAAATACTGCTAGAGAAATAGGAGTAAACGCCACAATAGTTAGTGAAAAAGTTTTACAAAACACATCATTACTTAACAAATATAACTTCCAAGGAGGTGTTGAAGGATTGGCCAAAATGGCGGCAAATGCTGCGGCTCTCAGAATAGATATGGGGGAGACTCTCAAATTTGCGGAAAAAGTTTATAGTCCTGAAGGAGCTATTGAGGCGGCGGCCGCGTTACAAAGACTTGGTGTTGCACAAAGTGATTTATTAGACCCTTTAAAACTATTAGATTTAGCTGAGAATGACCCTACAGAGTTACAAAATCAAATTGCGGAAATGTCAAAACAATTTGTGAAACTCAACAAAGACGGTAACTTTGAAATACTTCGCGGAGCTAAAAGACAATTAAGAGAAATTGAACAAGCCCTTGGATTTGGTACTGGAGAACTTTCTAAGATGGCGTTAAGTTCTGCCGAACTTGATACCAAACTTTCAAAAATCAAATTTCCCGATTTTGCAACTGAAGAACAAAAGAAATTACTTGCAAATATTACAGAAATGAAAGACGGACAACTTCAAATTAACGTTAATGGTGAAATGGAGGATGTGGCTAAGGTACTTGAAAAAAATTCAACTGAGGAACAATTTAAAAAATTATTAGAACAAGGTGAAAAAAAGGAACCTCAAGATTTAGTAAAACTACAACTTTCATCAACAGATAATTTAAGAATTTCTATAGAAAAACTAACAAACGTACTACCAAGGGCTTTAGCAAAAACTTCTGGAGGGGAGGCGTTGTTAGATATATCTGTAAAATCAATGGAATCTATGGCAGCTTTACTTGAAAAAGGGATTAATAAAGCAAAAGATAACTTAATTCCTGGTATGAGTGATATTGCAGTAACACTTGATAAAACTCTTACAAGTTTATTTAATCAAAAAGATTACACTGGGGTGCTTACTAAGACTGCAGGTGTGTTTAGTGAAATTGGTAGTATATTAAGTACTAACTTTAAAGACCCTCTTACTAAACTAGGAACATCATTTACTAATATTTTTTCATCACTTACTAGCGCTAACGCAACTACCACAAATTTTACCACATCAATTTTAACCGCTAAAAACGCGATGGATGATTTTGTAAAGGCCTTTAAAAGTCCAAACATTTCGTTGACCGAGAGTTTAGAAAGAATAAAACAAAAGGCGGAAGACACTATAATTACCCCTAACGGAGAAATAGAATTACTACCTCAAGATACAATTATTGCTGGAACGGGATTAGAATTTATAAAAGATTTAATAAAATCACCAATCCAACCAAAAGCGATTGAAAATATTAAAAATATAGGAGTTGACCCAATTGAAGTCATGAAAATGGTTAAGAATGAAATTACATCAACCAC